TTATAATGACTAGAGCTCGTGATTTAGCTGATATGATCAGTAGTGGTAAAATTGAACTTGGGGAGATTGCAACAGATACGCAATCTTCTCTAGGTAATACAGATTACTATGGATTTAGTAAGTTAGCAGATGGAACACTTCAGCTAACTCACACTAATGGTGCAGATAATATTTCTGTATCTAACAACGATGGAACTCAAAGTGATTTATATACAGAGAGTTTCTTTTCAAAAAAAGGACTGACGTTTACAGTAGATGCCAATGGCAATTTAAACGTAACAGTTTAATTAACAATAACAACATAAGGAAAATAAATAATGGCAACGGTAAATTTAGGAAGAATCAAGCCGATATTTAAAGGTGCTTATGCAGGTGGAACTGCGTATGTAGTTGATGACATTGTAACGTCAGGAAACGAAACTTTTATTTGTATACAGGCTGGAACAGGTAACGCTACGTCTAATGCTTCCTATTGGACAAAATTAGCGGCTAAAGGAACAGATGGTACGAATGGTACAGATGTAGGTACTACAATAACAACTCAAGGTGATTTACTTTACAGAGATGGAAGTGGATTACAAAGATTAGGTGCAGGAACAGCAGGTCAAGTTTTACAAACTGGTGGCTCTGGTGCTAATCCATCTTGGGGTTCAGCAGGAGGAATTAAACAAGTAATTCAAACTGTAAAAACTGCTAGTCAAGTTATAAATTCTACATCAGATGTTGATATAATGTCGGTGGCTATTACACCTTCAAGTGCTTCAAGCAAAATATTAGTATCTTGGAATTGCCAATGTTCGGCAAATGACCACTCTGATTTAAGTATTTTCAGAAGTAGTACTCAAATATATCTTGGAGATACAGCAGGTTCTAGAAGTAGAACTGCTCATGGTTTTTATGGAGATAGTCAATCTGATATAATCCAAACATATTCTGGGGCATATCTAGATAGTCCAAATACTAGCTCACAAATTACATATTATGTAAAAGGCAGTACACCTGCTAGTGCATCACACGACTTGTATATAAATAGGTCAAGAAATGACTTAGATAGAACAAACAATCACAGAGTAGCATCAAATATAATGGTTATGGAGGTCACAGTATAATGATTGAAAAAGCAATAAGAGAAATAAATCCTAATGCACAATTTTCTATTGAAGCAGATGATGTAAACCAAATTACTTGGTTAAATGGTACTACACCAATTTCAGTTGCAGATATAGAAGCTAAAATAGCAGAATTGCCAACAGCAGAAGAAGAAGCACAAGCTAAAGAAGATTTAAAAGCTAGTGCTAAAGCAAAGTTAATATCTGGCGAAGCACTTACAGAAGACGAAGCTAATACAATAGTTTTATAGTGTAATGGCTAGAAAAATAACTCCAAAAAAGTTTGCTGAATTATCAGCTGGGGTTAGATTATCTAGCCACGAACGAATTTGTGCTGAAAGACAAAAACATATTCTAGATAGTATACAAGAATTAAATAAAGAAGTTAAAAGTTTAAGACAAGACGTACTAAAAGGTAAAGGTGTTGTCTCGGCATTAGTTTTTATTGGTAGTTGCGTAGTAGCTATAATAGGATTTTTTAAATTCAATGGCTAAAGCCAAAGGGCTTTTAAACAAAGAAGCACACGAGACAAGATCAAGATTTAAAAAAACTTCAATATCAAAAAACCCTAGTAGAATTAAGTGGTCTTCTATGAATAAACATAAAAGGAGATCACATAAAAAATGATAAAGGTAGCTTTATTTATAATTGTATGCTCAGGATTAGCTAACGAATGTATGCCTCCTTACGAAGCAGCTATACTACAAGATCATAATGATTGTATGAAAAGAGGTTACTCTGAAAGCTCAAGAGTAATAAACGAAATAGGTCAAGAAGAAACAAACAAAAACTTAATTTACATAAGATTTATTTGTAAACCAATAACAATAACGGAGAGTTAAAATGGCAAGACGTGGATTATATGCGAACATAAACGCTAGAAAAAAAGCAGGTACAAGTAGAACTAAAAAGAAATCTACTATTACAAAAAAAGCGTACGCAAATATGAAAGCAGGTTTTCCTAAAAAGAAAACTTATGCCTAGTAGAGACTACAAGACTGAATATAGAAAGTATCAATCTTCTACAAAATCTAAATTAGATAGAGCTTCAAGAAATAAAGCTAGAAGAAGATTAATGGCTTTAGGTGCAGTTTCTAAAGGAGATGGTAAAGACATAGATCATAGAGATAAAAACCCAAGAAACAACTCTAGATCAAATTTAAGAATAACATCTAAAAAATTAAACAGAGGTAAATATCGTGTGGCTTAGTGCAATAAAATTAGCAATGAATGCGGGTACGCATATCTACAAGAAAAAACAAGAGACTAAAATGATGATGGCAAATGCTCAAGCACATCATGCAGAAAAAATGGCTAAAGGCGAAATTGAATACTCGGGCAAACTTTTAGAAGCTCGTCAATCAGATTATAAGGACGAGGTAATTTTAGTAATTCTTACGTTGCCAATTTTGGTGCTGGCATATGGAGTCTTTAGTGACGATGCAAATGCTTCTGCAAAAATTCAAGAGTTCTTTGAACAGTTCCAACAGCTCCCGTCATGGTTTACAAATTTATGGATTCTTGTCGTGGCGAGTGTTTATGGAATAAAGGGAACGCAAATATTTAAAGGAGGAAAGAAATAATATGAAACAAATGATTAAATATAATTTAAAACATTTATGGAATGACCACAAAATTTTTGTGATTATCGTAAGTGTAGCTTTACTGGTTGCAATAGTAGTGTGATTGATAAACTTTGTTATTGGTTTTTTGGCTGGTGGGATAAGCAGTGTCAAGCTATAGATGAGTTAACTACTTTTAAATTTCCTAAACCTAAAAAAATAAAAAAACCTTTAAACAAAAATGAATGTCCAACTTGTCATAAAGACTTTGGTTGTCAGTGTGAAGACTAATGAATAACAAACCTTTAAACATATCAGAGTCCGCTGCTGTGCAGATGCCGATGAAGACCGTAGCTTCACTAATAATTTTAGTAGCTATGGGTGTGTTTGCATACACGGAACTAACTTCAAGGTTAGTATCGTTAGAGACATCAAGAGAATTATTTGAAAATGATTTACTTAAAAAATCAGAACAAGTGCCTGTGGATCAAGAGCAGCATTTTTTATTGGAAGATTTATATAAGTCTGTAGAAAAAATGGAAGAAACTCAAGAAATGAATATGACTAACAAAGTTAATATAGAATTTTTAAGAGATCAATTAGAAAAGGCATTAAAAGATATTGAAGATTTAAAAGACAAAGTAAGAGCAAACGGTAGTGGAGCACACTAATGTCAGAGTTAATTATAGCCCTACTTATGATTGTCAACGGAGAAATTAAGGAACACAGAATACAAGAGTCTATGTCCGACTGCTTAAAAGGAAAAAGAGTTGCAATGAGAACTAACAAAAACGATAATATAGTTTATCAGTGTATAAAATCTATGGCAGAATTAGAGTCGAACATAGATGGCTCAAAATCAATTAAAAAATTAATATTAGAATAATGACATTAAAAGCACATCAAAGTCCTACAGGTGGATTAAATGCTAGAGGTAGAGCTTACTTTAATCGTAAAGATGGTTCTAATTTAAAAGCTCCTACTAAAGATAAAAAATCTAAAAGACGTAAATCGTTCTGTGCTCGTATGAGTGGAGTTCGTGGTCGTATGACTGATGAAAAAGGTAGACCAACTAGAAAAGCATTAGCTTTGAGAAAATGGGATTGTTAAAATTATGAGTGAAAATAATACAGAAAAAAAACTAGGAAAATTGCATGAGCAATTAACTGAAAAATTACTTGAGAGAATAAGAGACCCTGAGGTTAAAGCCTCTGATCTGAATGTCGCTAGACAGTTCTTAAAAGATAATAACATAGATTGTGTCCCTCAGGACAACAATAATATGTCTAAACTAGCTGAGGAGCTTCCGTTTAAAATATCGGACGTTCTACAAGGTAAAGGAGACCTAAAGCAATAAAGACTCATCTACACGCCTCTAGTGGCGTTTAAAGGGTATCATATGAAAGAAGTAACCCAAGATTTCAGGAATTTCCTGTATCTAGCTTGGAAACATTTAAGTCTTCCAAGTCCAACTCCAGTGCAATTTGATATTGCAGACTATTTACAAAACGCACCAAGACGAGCAGTTATTCAAGCCTTTAGGGGTATAGGTAAATCTTGGATATGTAGTGCCTTTGTATGTTGGAACTTATTAAGAAATCCTAATTTAAAATTCTTAGTAGTATCTGCTAGTAAAACAAGAGCAGATGATTTCAGTACATTTACTAAAAGACTAATTACTGAAATGGACATACTAAAGCACTTAGCACCTAGAGCAGACCAAAGGGGAAGTAATGTATCCTTTGATGTAGCTCCTGCTAAAGCAGCTCATTCTCCATCAGTTAAATCTGTTGGTATCACAGGGCAGCTAACAGGAAGTAGAGCTGACTTTATAATATCTGATGACTGTGAAAGTTTAAACAATAGTTTAACTCAAAGTATGAGAGACAAACTAACTGATAATGTTAAAGAGTTTGAAGCTGTGTTATCTCCTAAGGGAAAGATTATATTCTTAGGTACACCACAATCAGATATGTCGGTGTATAATGATTTACCAGCTAGAGGATACGAAACTAGAATATGGACGGCTCGTATGCCTGAGACTATAAAGCTAACTAGATACGAAAGTAAACTAGCTCCATTTATTATAGACCAAAAATTAAAAGAATTAGAACCCATAGACCCAGATAGATTTAACCAAGATGAGTTAAACGAAAGAGAAGCGTCTTATGGTCGTAGTGGATTTGCACTACAGTTTATGTTGGATACAACTTTATCCGACAAAGAAAGATACCCATTAAAATTAAATGATTTAATAGTCATGGATATTAATAATGACATAGCTCCAGTAAAAGTAGCTTGGGCAGGAAGTCCTGAATATGTTTGTGAGGACTTACCAAGCGTAGGATTCACTGGGGACAAATACTACAAACCGATGTTTAAATCCGAAGACTTCAGTGATTTTAAAGGTTCAGTCATGGCGATTGATCCTGCTGGTCGAGGACAAGATGAATTGGGGATAGCCATAGTGAAACAACTAGGTGGTAATCTATACGTGCAGAGTTGCACGGGGTTAAGTGGTGGGTACACAGAAAGCAATCTAACTAAGATTGCAACAATGGCTCGTGATGCCAAAGTTAATATGATTATCGTTGAGAGTAACTTTGGGGACGGTATGTTCACGCAGTTATTAAAACCAGTAGTCCAAAGGTATTATCCTTGTACTATTGATGAAGTTAATCATACCAAACAAAAGGAACTAAGAATAATAGATACCTTAGAACCCGTAATGAACCAACATAGGTTAATAGTGTCTCCTCAAATGATTAGAGAGGACTTTGATACTAAAGACCCTAATTATCAGTTGTTCTATCAAATGACTAGAATAACTAAAGATAGAGGTTCATTAAGAAATGATGACCGATTAGATGTATTGTCTATTGCAGTAGCCTATTGGGTTGAACAGATGGCAGTAGATTCAGATAATCAAATAAACTCCCATAGGGAAGAACTCTTGAAGAAAGACCTAGAGTCGTTCATAGAGGGTACTCTAGGACATGGTTCAAGAAAAGACACATGGATATAAGGAAAGACAATAGGGCTAATAATACTACTTTGTTAAAATCCCTATAGTATACCTATATAAGTATATCTATAAGTATTAGTATTAGTATATACTATTAGAGAATACATAAGGTATACCCGTTGGAGACTACATATAGTGTTGCAATCGAGACTACCGACACATATATTCAGGAATCAACGAATAAGTAAGGAATAGCCTTAGGGTTAAGCGACAGAAGTTTCTCGTTTACTTCATATAGTTGTATTTATGCAACAGCTTTTGTTTTGTCGTAAAAATTTGAAAGGGTATCTTGGTTGCATTAACTGTCAAAAAACCCCCTTACAACCTCTGCGTGTATTAAATAAACTAAGATTGAAAAACTGAGCAACGACCACAACTGCAACAAAGGATATACAGTCCTTTATATTATTAATCAGGGTATAGGGTTTTATTTTTTGGTGGTTTCTTTAAGTGGCAGGGCGTATCTGTTTTTTTT